CCATCTGCATTACTTTTAATTCTGTATGATGTATAAGGGCCAACAGGAAGTGTGGGAAACCGACTTTCCTCTGCACTCTTTCTAGCGATCATGCCAACTAATCCAACCTGAGTCAATGCAAATATAGCACCAAAACCCAGTGCGAACAGTTGTTTAACAGGCGATTTTATATTCATGTTTGTCACTGTATGCTGACTTATATAGGTCAACCACCATTTCCACCACCACCGTTTCCACCACCGCCATTGCCACCGCCACCGTTTCCACCGTTGCCGTTGCCACCATTTCCATTACCGTTTCCGTTACCGTTTCCGTTACCATTACCGTTTCCAGAGTCAGAACGATTGTCTCCTCTGGCAAGATAACCACCTCTTCCTATGCGATATCCGTTAGGTATTTTTTTGCATTTCTTTTCATCAAAACAGTAATACTGGCCTGGTGGGCATCGTTTAGCTGCTGCTTCTTCGATAAATTTATTAAATTTTTTCATGTTCATTTTAGACTGTAATTAGTTCTTTGATTAGAGTGACTGTGGCAGAGGATGAACTTCCCATTGTTACTTGGAATAAGACATTATCTCCACTAATTGTTCCAGAGAGTGTTCCTAATGTGGAGTTTGTTGCGATTGCATTTTCTTCAACAACAGTAACTGTTGTTCCATCATGTATTAATGAATATTTACCACTTTGGTAATTTGACCCCTGAGTTATTGTGAGTTTGATAAATGCTGCCCTATAAGATGCTTTTGCAAATGATAAGACTGTAGTTGCACTTGTAGAGGAAACTGCGGTATCCTCTTCGGTTGCACCAACACCAGATAATCCTGAACCATCACCAACGAAACTTGATGCTGTAACGATACCAGCAGCAATATTACCGTTAGCAAAAATAGTGGCTGCCGTTCCAACATTAAGACCACCTGTTGCTGTGGTGACTCCAGTAATATTGACATTACTTAGGAATGTTGCTGGAGTTCCCGTTTGGATATTATCTGTAGATGCAACACCCGTTAATCCAGTTCCATCTCCAGTAAAGGATGTTGCAGTTACTATACCCGCGAAGGTTGCGTTTCCGTTAGCAGATATGGTAGCAGCAGTTCCTACATTTACTTTAGTAACTGTAATTGTTGGATTACCACTTAAACCTGCAGCAGTTCCTGAAGTATTCTGATTACCAGCCTCATTAACACCTGGAAGATTAATAGCAGCAGATCCATTGAAAGATACACCACCAATAGTTCTTGCAGTTTCTAAAATTGTAGCAGTAGCAGCGTTACCTGTAGTATCTTGGTTTAGAGTTGCAACTCTTGCAGCTGCAACAGTGCCAGAAGCAATGTTGGAACCGCTTATTGCTGTGATATTAGCACCATTACCAACGAAACTTGATGCGGTTACAATACCAGCAGCAGAAATATTACCATTAGCAGCAATGGTAGCAGCAGTTCCTACGTTTACTTTAGTAACTGTGATTGTCGGATTACCCGTTAATCCCGCAGCAGTTCCTGAAGTGTTTTGATTACCAGCTTCGTTAACACCTGGTAGATTGATATTAGCAGATCCATCAAATGATACACCACCAATATTTCTAGCAGTTTCTAATGCAGTAGCAGTTCCTGCATTACCTGAAGCATCTCCAGTTACATTGCCTGTTAAAGGCCCTGTAAATCTAGAGGAAGTTACTATACCTGAGAACGTGGCATTACCATTAGATGATATGGTTGCAGCAGATCCAACTCGGAATCCTTTCGCTGTAACTACACCAACAAAGTCTGCCTCACCAGTTGATGTAAGAGTTACTCCTACCCCAATTTTAACTTTATTATCATCACCATTAATTGTAACTGATCCAGTTCCTATTGTTAAGATACCTGTTATCCTTGCGTCACCTTGCACGATTAATGCAGTTGTGGCTGACCCTGCTTTTACATTTACGCCATTTAAAAAAGAAGATAAACCGACAAAGGTTGATACACCAGCAGTTACATGTAGACCTTCTGAACCAGTTTGTTGTATTCCTTTAGTTGCAGTAACAATACCAGTAGAGTAGATGTCAGTTACAACATCATAGTTAAGTTGAGATGCAGTTAATATACCACTAAAGAATCCACTTGTAGCAGTAATAACTCCAACACTCATTCCAATGCCAGATACATTACCTTGTGTTAATGCCTCATGTAATGTAGAACTTTTATCTAGTGCAGTACTTGCAATACCTACCCAATTATCACCATCATAAATTAATAAACTACCAGTATCAGGGCTAGCACCGATACTTACATCAGAAAGATCTTTTATAAATCCAGCACCACCGCCACCAATTACAGCGAGTTGTTGTTGTGTTCTATTGATGAATAATCTATAGTGATCTGCTAATGCTTTTAAATTAGGAAACTGTTTGTCTAACGGAGCTAAAGGATCATCACCAGTTCCAACTGATTGTGTTTTTTCTGGTGGTTCATTTAATAGACCCTCTTGTATGGTTTCTATTTCATCTTTTGTTAGTTTTTGTTTTTGTCTTATATCTTCAACAAGAATCTTAAGTGAATCTAAACCTTTACTAAATTCTTCTCTAACATTCTTAATGTCTTCTTCATAATATTTGACTTTTGGTAGATTACTTATCTCCTCTGTGAGTGATTCAAAATATCCAGCATATAGATCTTTCGTATCTTCATTAGTTTTATTGAACTTTTCAATCTGCTCTTCTACATTTAACTTTAACAGATTATACTTACTCATAATCTGTTTCTTCATCAATCTATCATCATTCTTAAATGCATGCTTTATATCAAGAATACCAACAGCAGCAGTTCTTAATTCCTCATATATCTTTTCTTTTACTTCTTTAAAGTTTTGAGTTAATTCGTTTATCTCAGTTTTTGATTCAAATCTTTTAGTTTCAAGATCTTCTGAAAGTTGACGAACTTCTTCAGTAATTCTATCTCTAATAGAGTTTGCATTATCAGCGACTTTAATGAAATCATCATCAATGACACTAAACTGTTTTCCTATCCATGAAAAATCAGGAACCTCATTTACCTCATTTACCCATTTAGGGAATACGGGAATAGATTCTTTAATTAAAACAATTTCATCTCTTATAGATGTTAGATCACCTTCATAGTGACGAATTTCTGGAAGACTTTTGAGACTACTTTCAAGACGTTCAATTTGGTCATCATAATACCGTATCTCTGGTATCTCTGCAGCGTTTGTACGTACTTCTTCCTTTAATTCATCAATTAAACTACATATCGCTGTTATCTCTTCATCATAAGTTATTTGTTCAGGAACTTCAGGAATACTTTCCCTAATCTCCTCCATCGTCGTAGATAGTTCTGCTATCTGTTCATCATAATATTTTATTTCTGGTATCTCTGGTATATCTTCTCTAACGTCATTTACTAGACGCACAAATTCTGTATATTGTTCTTCAATCGAACATGGCCCAGTATCTACAGGTTTTTCTTCATCACCTTGTCTTATCGCATCCGCTATCTCTTCTTCAGGCCTTGGAGGTTCTATAAACTCATCCACGGAGGGTAATTTTTCTTCAGTTATAAGTTCATCTACAGATGGCAACTCTTCATAGAAGTCATCTATAGACGGTAGTTTCTCCGTCATGGTATGAGTAAAATATTACTTCGGGATTCCTCTCCCTGATTTATTTATCTTGTTTTTTACTCTGAGCCTTCAGCAATTTTGATAACTCAGATGTTGACCCTACAAATAGTGCGTTATTGACTGTAGATGGGCCTTTTACTTTCTCTTCCTCATTGACTTCTTTTAATTTCTTTTGAAGATCCATTAACTTGTCAGTCGCATCAGCAACGTTCTTTATTAATTGACCTGCAACTTCATACGCTCTAGGCATTTCACTTTCTTGAGCAAGTTCAAGAATACCATTGATGGCCTCTTGACCCTTTTCTATGATACTGTAAAGATTACCACGGGTATATTCATAGTCTTTGCTAATATGATCAGCACTTGGTTTTTCTTTTTTCTGAACCTTCTCAACTTCTGCAGGAACAATACTTGTTTCTACATTGAAAGCATCATCTAATCCGTCGGTTTTCATGAGTAAGATCCGTCAAATCCAAAGTCATCACCTAATTCAATTAGGTTACTATCTTCTCTTGGAGAGTAATCAATACCTTTGATTCCAGTTCCTCTAACATGTGACTTAGAAATTGTGCTATCCTGACCTCTCTTAACAGTGAGTTTGTTACCAGTAATCTTAGTAACTTTCATTTCTTCACCCTCAACATCAATAAATTTATTAACGGTAATTGCAGTTCCGTCAGCGACGTTAATTGTCTCCTGATTTGCCTCTATATCTTCACTTAGTGTTGTTACAATATCCTCAGTGTAATCTTTGAGTGCTCTAGGTTTAACAGAGAATGTAACATCTCTCTGTGTGCTTTGTGAACCACCAGCAAGATAACGAACAGTAGCAGTTTTGATAATTTCTTTGGATGCAGCAGTAACAGGGCCAAATAGATATGTCTTCGCAGTAAATCTTAAAGTATAAAGTAAAACTCTTCTAGATGTAAAATCTCCTTCATACTGATCATCCATCGTAATATTTTCTAATACAACTGGAACGTCTTTCTTTTCGTTTATCAAACTAACAAGATTAATTGTTAGATTATATTGTGGTTGAAAAAATGGTAATATCTGTTCTACTAACTGTAATGCATCATCATTTAGTTTGCACATAATAGCAAGTTCAAATTGCATATTATATGGAACTGGCATGAATACCTTTTTAATATCTGTTCCGTCGTCTGGATTCTTAACTGCTATTGTTTGAGTTGTAGTTACTTTTCTAGAAGAATCATAAGTCATACCAGTAAACTCAAAAGACATTCTTGGTAGACTAATTTGAGTTGCTTGACTTAAGTTTGGTGCTTGCTCTAATCTTGCTAAAAACTTTTGTGTTGGGCCATATGCCAATGGAACTTTTACAGTTGATCCATCTTGCTTAATAGTAAGACCATTAAACAGTGTTCCAAAACTGATAATTGTTTTTCTTAGGATTTCGTTGTAAAAATACTCAAACATTGTTATAACCTGTTACATATATTTATGGTGTTCCAAATGGATTGTTTTCTGAGAAGTCTAAAATAGCATCTGCCTGTAGTTCAAACTCATCATTTTCACCATATCCATCATCAAAATTAGTATCGTCAATGACTCTAATTAGATGTGATGCACCTGAAGATGATCCTGTAATTGTCTCTCCAGCTCTGAATGTGCCTGTGATATTATATATCTCTAATTCATTTGTAACAGCATCCCATGTTCTGATTCTTGCTGTAGCTCCACTTGTTCCACCTGTAATTGTTTCATTAAATGAGTAGTTCCCTGAACCAGAGCTACCAGGTGATGCGATAGAAATGGTGGGTGTTACCGTGTAGCCTACACCAGCATTCCTGATGTGTATAGCAGAGATCGTTCCAGCAGCACTAACAATTGCAGTTGCAGCAGCAGATACTGTTGATAATCCTGTGAATGTTATTGTTGGGGATGTTGTATATCCTGAACCACCTGAAGTGATTGTGACAATACCAACTACACCATTTTCTATTTTAGATGTTGCAGCAACACCTGCTCCATCACCAATAACTTCTACTTTAGGATTACTTGTGTATCCAAAACCAGGATTTACTAGATCAATAAACTGAACAACAGATTTCTTACTATCACTAATATTACCTTCGATGGCAACTCCTGCTAATAATTTAGATGTGGCAATACCAGATAATCCTCCAGCTGGTGCAGATGATATCGCAACTCTCGGTGCAAATGTAAATCCTTTACCCCTATTTGATAGAAATATTTGTTGAATACCACCATTAACAATACCTATGGATGCAGTCGCTTGAGATGCAGTTCCTACAAGAGTTAGTTTCTGTGTGCCACCAGAACCAATGAGAATTTCCTCTCCGTCTGCTCCCTCAATACCACCTAAAGTATCATCAATTTCTTCAACACCAGTATCGATAACTTCATCCTCATAACGGAATAGCTCACAAGTTAACTTATAAACATAGTTTTCTCTTAACTGATAAAATGGTTTTTCATGCTCTACATATTTGATTTCAAACAAACGATCACCTAGTGGAAAATAAATTAAGTCTCCCTCTTTTGGTCTTGTAGAGAGTTTGACATTAGATTCATTTTTCATTAGAGGAGATATGTATGTCTCAAATCTTTCCCTTGATATGATTAATGTTACTTCGTTAGTTGCTTGTATACCAAACTTTGATAGTGTTGATGGCATATCATCATAACCATCGAAGTTATCAATGTATGCTTCTATAGGATATGCATCATCAAATTTTGATTGAACTACTTCCTTTAATATTGATTTCTCAGTTAGATATTTTCTTGGCATGTAGTGTATTTCTACACCGTACATTTTCAACTGCTCGTTAATCAAAGACTGAACGAGACTTTTTTCACCAGAGGAGCCTTGTTGAAAAAACGGATTTAGTGCCATTATATTAACCTATAAAGTCAAGAGGTGGTATCTCGTAAGTGTTAGACATTTGCTCTCTAATAATTGCTATATCATTCATTGCATCATCATAGATTTGTCTACCATTTAATTCGACTCCACCAGGTAATTTAACTCCTTGGAATTTTATTAAGTTTTGACCCCACTGCTTTTTAAGATGTGCGGTAAAATATCTTTTTAAGAATGAATCATTAAAAACTCTAGCATAATCATTAGGATCTAATGTTCTATAACAATCAATCACAAGAAACTCTCCATCAGTAATACTAGACCAATCAATATCAAGATATAATCTATCTTGCCTTTTATTAAATCTAATTTGTTTCTGTGTCGTTAATAAAAAGTTTATATCCTCAAGATATGTTTTTGTCATTGCATATGACAAAAGTTCGGTTGATCCATAATAATATATGTCGTTTAAAAATAATTGATATTTTAAACTAAACATACCACTTGACATTCTATTAGATCCATCAAAATGAAAGACCTTTGTAATACCGAGAATATCTGGTGGAACTTGTAAATAATTTGATGTTTCATTAAAACTAAATGAAACTGACTGACCATCGATTGTTGATGTTGCTGTTTGCGTAGTGATACCTACATTATCTGTGTTTCCATCTCTAGATCTTCCTCTTTTTATGTCATCTTCAGTGATCTTATATTTTAAAAATGTTGGGTATACTCCATCAAAATGACGTTCTTGAAAGTATTGAATTGCATCATCCAATATATCCTCAACTTGCTCATCTGCAACGTTGATTTCCAATACGGGTGCACCTAACTGCCTTTTAGCATAAGTGATTAGTTCTGATCGGGTGGATGGTTGGGCCATTTATACTATACCTCTATCCATATTTATAGTGCGGAGATTGACGATATGCCAGGTTGAACAAGAATGTTACCATCGACTAGTCTGTAAAAGGTATTTCCAGAACTGACAATAACATCATACACATATCTACCCTCTTCTAAAAGTTTAGTTTGTGTTCCACCAAGAGATATACGAATCTTTCCATCAAGAGCACTTGTAAAACCAACAGCAAAGGTCGCTGCAGGGAAAGCAGTTGATCCTATGGAAACACTTTTAGTCATCTGAGATGAACCAGAATATCCTTCAAGACTAAACGCAGTATTTGATGTTCCTACAACTTCAAAGTTACCTTCAAAATTAGCACCACCAAGCATGGTAAAATTAGCTGCATATGCAGCACCTGCTTCTGGATCAAAAGTAATTTTTTTAGTTGCCATTTACTAACTCCTTTAGTAGAGATTTGATCTCACCTAATTCACTTTTTAAATTAGCAAGATCTTGTTCAACGGTTAATGCTTTTTCTTTTTCAGATCTACGTTTTTGACGACGAGTAATATATTGTTGATAAGCACTTTCATTAGTATTAATTATTTGATCAGTGTTTGGATCTCTAACCAAATCTGAATTGCCTTCAACTGGAATGTAGTTTGACATTATGCTAAAGTAATAACCCTTAAATTAGAAACTCTAGGAACATATACTTGGTTTGTTGATGTTAATACAAATTTAACTCTATAGAATTTGAATGGTGGAAGATCTTCCATGTTAAATTCAAACTCTCTAAATGTTAATTCACTACTCTTAAATCCTGCTCCAGCTTCAGATTTAGGGATAAATCTATCAGGTAAACCATCACTCTCAGCAGCATTAATAACTTGACCTTGAGCATTTAAATTTTTATAGCCAGGGAATGGTTCAAATATTGGATCAAAGTTAGGAGTAGCACTAATTGCATAATATGCTCTAATGTCAGAATATTCATTAATGTGTGCATCAAGCAATATCTTAATCGATGATGCAGAGTTTGCTAATGTATTTTCTCTAGAAACATATTGACATGATGTGGGATCATCAAAGAGAGTATTAACTCTAGGATCTTGTTTATAATTTGTAATAGGAGCATCAACTCTATTAGAAATTAAGATTGCATTCATTCTCTGTAAATCTATAACAGGAGATAAGTTTGGATTACTTGTTTCTAATGTTAATGTTATATTAAATGATCTGCTACCAGGTGAATTTTGAGTTACTGTGTTATTAGTTTCATTAATTCTAGATGCAATCTCC